CTTGGTATGGTTTTTTGAAGATGTAGAAAAAAGCCCCGTCCAGCATCAGAAGCGAGGCGAGTTCCCAGCCGTCAGCGCCAAATTCATCCAGTTGTGAATCCGACATTTGTGGTCCAACAAATTTGCGGTATTCCCAGCAAATCATAGCTCTAACCACACAGCGACGAGACCAACCACGCCCCAGGCAATCCCCCAGATGGCGAACAGGTCTGCATCAACATCGAGTTTGACATGGTTGGCTTTCATTATGGCCAAGCCAACGAAAGCCACACCGAGCATGACCAGCCCGATGTAACCGGGTTTCTGTTTTTCTTTCTGGTGCGCCATCATCGTTCCCTCAAGATGCTTTTGGTTTGTGGTTCGGTCCACAATTCAGGCATTGTGGAAATTTCGATTGCGGCATCGTTCGGTTCAAATTCGCGCTTGAACACGAAGTTGCCAAGGGTGACCTCTGGAGCACGCGAGATAACATGCATGGCAGTGCGTCGTCCTACCGGCTCTATGCTGGCGATCTCGTCTGGGAAAATATCTAGCGGAGACTGCTCGCCTCCGCAGTTTAGTAGATCGTTATCCCAATGAGCCAGGGAAGCCGCCTGTGCCTTCAAATAATGTGCGCGCGGCAGGAGTAGCTCGTGAGCGTAAAAGCCACTCCTGACCAGCGCCAGAACGTCTGGCTGATACGGATGGTCGGTGATCTTGGTTGGGACGCCGAAGCTATCGCGCAACCGGTCGTGGACGATGTGGACGAAACGTCGGTCTTTGTAGCGCAACAGGCGGCCTTCTGGCGTGATCTTCATGCCAGCCAACAGCCCAGCCATAAAGGCGCTGTAGCGGTCGGCGTGATACATATTGCGCAGGAAATTAAGCTGCTGGTCTTTGGTGGCGTCGCAGATTTCGTTGCCCCAGGTCGACGATCCCCATTCAGGGATCGTGGCAGCCAGACGCGCCATGATGGCGTTGATTGGTTTCGACGCCAGTGTCACCCCAAGATAAGTGGTTTTGACGGAGGTGATAGAGACATTCCTCTTCACCTTTAGATTCGGTCGGTCGTATTTGTCATAGTAGGCGCGGAGAAAGTTCGCCAGGATTTCCAACTCCCAGGCGCGGTCTTCATCGATTGAGATCCGCGAAGCATGTGAGAGTTCGGTGGGGATTGTTCCAGCCGATACTGTCATGCCACAGATATACCAGTAGCGGCGGTCACTTGGGTCGAACTCGTCAGCCAACGGGTCGTTGAAGTTGATCGGTGCCATCGGCTTGAGCCTCATGGCGAGCCGGATTACCGGATTACCATCTACATTCTTTAAGCCAAACAGGCTTTCCGGAGCAACAACAATGCTGGCACCACATTTCGTGGTGACGCGAACCATATCCACCTTGCGCTCTGTGCCGCCGGTGTTGGTGCTGGGCTCCACTTCATTGAAGAATGTGCTGATCGGGGTATCGGAAGCTACTATCGGGTGCATGGTTGGGTTTCCCTGTTCTTGCTACTTTTCCTAGCATGCACCCGAAGCTGTGTCAACTACCCTGACTTATTTTATTGGGCACGCACCGGCGGTGCAGGCGTCAAGGTCGCCGATCTTGTCTTGTTCCGCGTCGTCGGAAAGGTCGATAGGGAGAAGCGAAGCGGCGTAGGCTAGATAGGTTTCTTCGCTGATCGCCTCCTGCGGTAGGTAGGCGAAGCCAAGGTCCTGCGCAGTCTTCGTCGGGTCGTTGCGATGCATGAACGACACGCCGATGTAGCTGTCCCAATGCTTATAAAGCCAGTCGACGATGTCCTTGATCTCGGTCTCGTCAAACGAGATCGTGATCGAGCAATTGTGGTCGACATAGTCTTCCATCAGCGCCAGGTAGCGCTCCAGCTGGTCGATAGCGGTTTCAGTGGAAACCTCAGCAACTTCGCCGTTGGACAGGGTGACTTTTTTATAGACGTCGCTGGCTGGGAACGCCACCGGCATTGCGATCAGCATGTTCTCCGGATCAGATGGATTCTCAAACACACGGTAGTTGGCGGCGCGCGCCTTCTCGACCAGCGGATCGTGCCGGCTGAAATTGACGTTGTTCAACAGGAATCTCGTTGGCGACACATGCGCGCCTTCCTGCACTTCATCACCTTCCAGACCCAGGACCTTAGAAGACGTTCCGCCAGGTTGCACCTGTGTAACCAGGGCGGCGCGGTTCTGCACCAGTTCATCCGCCATGCTATCAGCGCCCTGGCGTGATATGGCGCGCAGCTTACGCCGCTGTTCCTTGGTCTTGACATCGGAGCCAATGATGCCGGTCGGAGAGACGCCACACAGGCGCAACAGCTGGTTGTTGTCGTTCCATTGCAGTTGCAAGACGCCATCGCGCATGTTGACTTGCGTCTGGCGGTAGTTGGCGCGCGCCATCAGGAAGTGAGCCCGCATCAGGCCGTCCCAATCACCATTGAAGCGTGACCAGACGATTTGAACGAGATTGCATAATCCACAAGATGGCAGGATGATCTCGGCGCAGGGGTTTGTTAAATTTGCCCAGGGCGCGACCTTGCGCGCGCGCTCGAGGTTGTAAAGGCCAGGTTCGCCGCCTTTGAGCACGTTGCGCAGAAGCTTGTTCAGGACAGCCTTCGGCGGGCGCTTGTTGAATGCGATGGAGTTGTTCGACTGCGAGCGCCACCACTTTCCGTCTAAAATTTGACCCTCGTGATCACGATTTTTGGCGATGATGAAATCTTCCAACTCCGGCGCATGGTCTTCCATAAGCCAGATTTGCGCAGAGCGGCGCGAGGACAATACGGTGCCAAGCGCATTGGCGATGTCACCGATGTCGAGTGCGTCAAGGTATTCGCCGGCCTTGTCGTTCAGCACGTCGGTGATGATCTTTAGGCCCTTGGCGAATGGCTCCCAGCCGCTGCTGATCCAGCCATAGCCACGCAAACGCTCTCCAGCGGGGCGCAGTTCGGAGAGATCAAGCACGAGACGCTGGGCACGGTATTTTCCCGTCGTCAGCTTGCCAACGCCTTTGGCCCAGGCCTTAGCGCTGTCGCCAAACTTGATGGTCCAGGTGACGCCGTCGAAGGACTCAGTAGTATTTTCAGCCCCGCCGCGCCCCGTGCGCTCGGAGCCAACGGTCACAACTTCCATTTTCTTGCCGAAGCCAGTCAACATGCCTGGTTTTGGTTTGAATCCGACTCCACAACCCTGCAAGAGCAGCCACATAACGTCGACGAAGTCGGCTGGAATCGCGATGTAAGTTGCGCAACAATTGAAAGCAGATGCCGGTCTCTCTTTGATAACTGACGTTCCAGCCATCCACTTAACGCGCCCTGACAGCGACACCTTATGAGACTCAATCAAACCCCGCAGCTCAGCCAGCTCTGCGTGCTCGTGTTCATTCAGGCGTGTGGCTTCCCAAAAACGCGCAGCGGCGTTTCTTTTGTCATCCTCAGAGCCGTGTTCCGCCTCCTGCAGTATGTATTTGAACTTCTCTTTCTTGGCATTTTTCCAGAGATATTCCTGGTGCTCAATCTGACGGTTCACCGCCTGTTCGTCGGTCTCAAAAATTGTGCCTTCGTCGTTGATGGGGCGGATATACGAGCGCCGCTTAATGAACTTGGCGCGCAGGGACTGGTCAACCATTCTATCTCTCCAAGGCATGCAAAGGCGTTCCCAGGATCGGGTCCTGGGTTTGGTGTTCTGTGAGGAATTCAGGACAGAAATATTAACGCAAGATGGTGATTGAGTCCAGAAAATTAACGCTGCGGCCCATCAGGAATTTTGAGCCCGGCGAGCTTCGCCAGCGTATCAACCCGGACCGGGCGACCATCGAGAAGATAGCCGCGATGATCCTCGGTAATTCGTTTTCCGAGAACCACGCGTATCAACTCGATGATAGTTAAACCATCGTCCTCACCAACAGTTCGCCGTTTCTTAGCGTTGCTGCTGATGATTTTTTGTCTGTCTTTAGACACAGACAACGGTTTGATATCGTGGTGGAGAATCCACCGCTTCACCCGTGATAGTGAAACCCCATAGTGCGTTGCGATCTCTTCGCGACTGAACCCCTCAGTCCTCAACGCCTCCAGTTCATTCTTCGGTGGAACCGGCAGTTCCGTTTTCCTCGCCATCCATGGCTCCTATGTCGATGTTCCAGTTTTTGCGCGTGTAGGCGGCAATGGAGCCATCGGTGAACAGATTGTAGGCTGCCGCAGCTGCGACAGCAGCAGCAGAGGCGCTCGTTGCGCCGGGATATAGTTCGTCGCTCACGACGATTCCTGTGAGAATGGCTTGACCATCCTCTGTCTCTGAGAGCTGGAACACCACGGACGCCGAGGCTATGAGGTTCGTTTTGGGTTTTTCGTTTGACATCAGAATACCGCCTCTTCGACTGCTTCGTTTGGCATCAGCTTTCTAAACTGAGCAAAACCATGGAAATTTCCGGTGATCGCAGGATCAAATCTTGCGTCGCCCAGCGGGAACGCCACATGCTCCATAGGAGAAGCGTGCAGCGGGTCGGTCGCCAGTTTTTTGAACGTGGCGATGTCCTGCTCGATGCTCGACCGCTTGTCACTGTCGAACGTCTTGTAGCTAAGTCGGCAGCAGCGTGCGACCGATTGCGTGATCAGCGTGCCCAAGCCAGGCAAAAGCCCAAGGGTCTCCCCTACTGGTTCTTGGACTTTTGGTTCAATGATGGTCTCTCGCACATCGTCCCAATCCAATGCGGTAATGTATGGCATGTGCCATTTACCGTAAGGTTCAATGGCAGATCGCTCGATGAACTCTGCGTTGTCGTAGACTTCCTTCATCAGCGCAGCAAGATGCGCAAACTCTGGCAGAGCATCCTTGTGATCACGCAGCTTGAAGAAGTTCGCCCAGCGCGTCGACGTGACCAAAGTCTTGGTCATCAGCCACGGCTCCAGGAGCCTGTTGACATATTGCTTTGAGGCCCTGATGTTATTCAGGCGCGTAGCGTGAAAGATGGCGTCTTCCATCGCCTCGCCCCAGATCGTATCAGCGAGGGCTTCCTCGGCGCTGTCCATGGCTACGGTCGCCACCATGCCTGGCTGGTTCTTGAGCCAGCGCAGGGGTGAGTGGTAGTTGGCGCGGAGGGCTTCCAACATGCGTTCGAATGGCACCGCGCGGCTCGACTGACCGTTGCGGGAGAACACCCGATGCGTGTTAAATTCAGCAAGGACTACGCGCGGATACTCCAACTCCATAGTGACGATCTTGACGCCGTTTTCTTTGCCGATGGAGGCAAGGACGGCCTTGGCTGAGATTTCCATAGCTTCCTCAGATGTTGCAGTTGTCGAGTTTGTCGGCCAGCATGATGGCGTGAGCATGCAGATTGGCGATGCTGCCATAGTTGAATATTTCGCCGTCGACAGGAAGGCTATCAATGCCGGCCTCGGACGGATGGTCGCTGAACGAGTTTGGCTCTACGCGCCCATGGATGCGGAACACCTTACCACCTAACTGGTGGATCAGTTCGATTTCGTGTTGGAAGCGACAATCGGTGATGATAGCGCCGCGTGCGCCTTGACGCGCCATGTTCGTCAAACGCGAGTGTGTGATGTTGGTCCACAAATTTACGTCGATCAGATCACGCCATTCGGTGCCCAACGTCTGCATGGCCAGGCGTGTGGTTTTACCACCAAGGACCGCCTGCGGCTTTTCCTTTAGGCTGCCTTCAACCAATGACTCTATCTCGTTCGTTGGCACGCCGGCATCGCGCAACAGCGAGCGGATCATGTTCTTCAACGGGTCAGCAAACTTGAGCAGGTTGAACGAACCTTCGTTTTCGACCAATAGAGGTAGAGCAAATGTGTCTTTGCCCGCGCCCTTGCGCCCGGCGATTGCGATAAGTTTCACCCGATTATCCTTTCCATTTCGGCGATTGCGTGTTTCAAGTCGGCGATCTCTTCAAGGATAGCCTGAATGTTTCCTTTGCCACTGGTGGGATGTGCAGAATCCCACCCGAAGCGCTGAATTTTACATCCTTCCTGGATGACTTCGGCACACTCTTCCATGAGCCGGCTTAGGATTCCCTCTGGGTCCTTTGGGAGATATTCTTCATGCATCAGCGCACCACCGTGAGTTTTTCAGCCGCCCGCGTAACTGCGGTATAAAGCCACGCTTTGGCGTGTTCCTTGAACACCCTGGACTCGTCATGGACGCAGACTTCGTTCCACTGCGAGCCTTGCGATTTGTGACAGGTGATGGCGTAACTCCAATCAACCTCGTGACAGTTCTTATCACCTTTGGCAGAGATTACGGCACGCTCGCTCGCGGTGTAATTGTTGGCACCGAGATAATTCTCTTCGAGCACGCCTTGCACCGCACGCAGGTGATATGGCATGTCAGATTCCGATCTGACTTCCAACGAGCACGTGACGTCTCCGTTCTTCAACGGATCAGCATCTTTGGTGACCATCACCTGGGTGCCGTTCACGAGTTGCGGGAACTGCTGGCTGTTGCGCGTAATGATCATCATTTCACCCTCGCGCGGGTTCCAGCCATCGTATCCACATAGCTTGCGTGTCGTGCGTGTGATTGCGTGACGTGTGGCGTTCTTGCCAACGATGATCTGAACATCACGTCCAATGTCATAAGTAACGTCATCACACGCCTTGCTTACAACACGCAGCGCATCGCCATGAGTGCCATATTCCAGCTTGTTGCCTTCACGGATTTGAAGTGAGGCCCAAATTATAGGATTCCCTAAAGCCTGCCGATGGATTTCAGTCAGGATATGATCAGGCTCACGTGTGAAGAATCCAGGCGTGTCGCCAACAGGCTGTAGCTGCCCAGGATCACCAATGGCGAGGATCGGCGTCCCAAACGACAGCATGTCATTGGCTATGTTCGAGCCAACCATAGAGGCTTCATCAACAACGATCAGACGCGGCTTGCGCATAGCGTCGGAGTCGACGTTCAGCGTGAACGACGGCTCGTTCTTCCTGACGGCGCGCTTTAGTGCCTTCTGCAGAATGCTGATCGTGCGCTTGATGTCGAGAGCGTCTGCGCCGGAAGCATTCTTGAGTTGTTCATTCGCGGCCCACAACTGCGCCTCGATAGCCAAGAACTTCGGACCCTTCGGAATATACATCGCCTTGTGGATCGTCGTAGCCTTGGCGAAGATTCCCTGCGCGCGCAACTTGTCGGTCATTACCTTCGCAGCTTTGCCAGTCGGTGCCATGAAGGCGACGTCGAGCATCGGGTCAAGCCCGGCGGATTCGATGAAGAACGGCAGCACTGTTGTCTTGCCGGTGCCGGCATAACCCTGCTGCAAAAAGAATGGAGTATCTTTGTCGCGGTCACTCATGCTGAATGCAGACGCAACTGTGTTGAACCAGACTCTGAATTCGAGCACGGCGTCGTCTTGTTGTGGTGAAAGTTCTATCATGTTTTTTCTCATGCAGATGACATGGGAGCCGCTCGAAAGCGACTCCCGCTGATCGTCGGGAGATCAGATCACCACGCGCGGCGGCGCGGAGTGGGTGTGGCGTCAGCCGGAGCTGCGGCCTTCTGCACGGCCTGCGCCTTGGTGTTCTTCGGCGCAGTGACTTCCTCGGCCTTGGGCTCCTGGGACGGCTCAGCTTCGTTGTGTTCGTCGCCGCCTTCGTAGTCATCAGCGTCGTCACCGAGAGAAGAGAGAAGTTCCTCTTCGTTGACCCAGGAAGTGATTTTCAGAATGGGGTTGTATTTCTTGCCCCATTTCTTGTTCTTCGGGATGAAGCTGCCGGCGCTGAGAGTGATGATCGGCAGCTCGCCGGGATGGTTCTTGTAATCCTTTCCATAATCCTTCAACAGCAGTCCAAGCGCGCGCAACGCAGAGCGCGACGTCGGCTTGAAGATGAAGTCCTGACCGTCACGCGACTTGAAGCTGATGGCTGCCTGTTCGGCCCAGCCTTCCTTCTTGTCGTCGCTCTCGACGTAAGGGCCGTGGTCGGCGAGGGCAGACTTCTCCGGCGGCGGGCCATCGATCACGCGCGTCATGACCTCGTCAATGACCTCTTCGTCCTTCCAGCATATCCAGCCGCGCCGGAAGCTGTTCATGTCGACGACCAGCTCGGTGCCGTGCGGAAGCTCTTCCTGTTCCGCACCGAAGGTGTATTCGCCGCTGTTGCCATTGAACTTGAGGTAGGTGCCAAAGCTGCCAGCCATTTCATCGCCGGCCTGCTTGAACGGATCGTAATCGGCAGTCGCAAGTGCGGTTGCATTCGAGGGTGTCAAAGCGTTCATATTCCTGTCTTCCTTCGTTTTGGTGTCATAAAAAATAGCACGTCAGCTCACAACTCTTCTGATGTAGGCTCCGTGAATGTCATCCGGAGAACCTCGTAGGGATCGCCAGATTTCATGAAGGTTTCGAGATTGTCGAGACGCAGAACTTCGTCTTCGGCTGCTTCGATTCCAACATCATGGAGAAGATTGTGTAGGTCTTCCCCAAGTCCGCGCTCTTCGAGTAGCTGTTGCACTTGCACCATCACCAACTCGATGCGTTCCTTATCGAGCGTCTTGCGCCCGTCAGCCATTGAGTAACTCAATGACCAGCCGTTATCTCGCGCGCCACGCTCACCAAACTCACGCAGAACAGACTTGATCTGTTCCTTGACAAGCTCGTCTTCCTTTTTTGCTTTCTTCACCGCAGCGCGCGCCTCGTGCCCGCGTTGCATAAGTTCGTCTAGAGCAGCAACAAGTTTTGGATCAGCACGCCAACCTTTTTTCTTGCGCGCCTTCTGCTCTTCGTCGTCCAAAGGTTTCGGCATCGCCGCCACCATCGTCTCGATGCACGACGACTGATACGGGCAATACTTGCAAGAGTCGTCGATCAGGCCTTCACGCAAAAGAAGGTTTGGCGACTCAGTTTCATATACGGTATGCGCACGCTTTTTCGCGATGGCATATTTGGCTTCGCTCCACTCCACGATGAACACGTTCATGTCATCGAAGAACGACGCATTCACATAAAGGATCACCGCGTAGTGCGGGCTGAACTTTGTGTTTTCACGCACAAGGCCCATTTGGATTTGAGTCTGCCCATGGTGGATCGACTTCTCTTCCGATAGATCGACACGCGGATCAATCGACTTGATTTCGAACATGACGCAGTCTGACTTGATGTCCGGAATGCCATATTTCTCAAGCCAGTTCTTCGGGATGCCGTGTATCAAACCATCAGGCGTGACCGACATCGGAACGCCGTCGCAGAACAGTGTCTGCTGATCGGTGCCAGTGTAATCGATCTTGAAGCCATAGTTGTTGCTCGCCCAATCCATGGCGGGGACAACGTGATGATTTTCGATCAAGTCGCCGCGACGTGTGGCTCCCCAGGATTCAATATAGTCTGAATCCTTTTTGACGCCGTGACGTGAATACCAGGCCTTACGGATGCAGCCAAAGACTTCGGAGCCACCAAGCGTCTTCGTGCGGTCATGACCCCAATGCTTTTTGGTGGAGTCGATGTAACCGTTGAAGAACGCATCAAAGTCAGCCGGAGCCATCTTCGGCGCTACCGGCGCTGCTGTCGGCATCTTGCGCCGGAACACGGGAGTGTTCATTTTTCCTCCGTGTAGAGGTATTTATCCAAGGCGTCGGACTTGTCAGCGAGCGCAAAGAAAATCTTCTTGCAGGCTACCACGTCGACCATGGCGTTATGCGCGCCTGGAAGGTCTTCTCCGGTGAAGAATTTCAAAGCTTCGAACAGCTTTGGCCAGCCGAAATCTCCCTGTCCTGATGGGCGCTTGGATTTCTTCTGCACGATTGGAGTTGACGCTAGCATGGTGCAGACCAGCTGGTTCTTTTCCAGCCATAGAGGCTGCACTGTCTGATTAAAGCGCAGATCGACCATAGCGCTCGCGCGCTCCATGATGATCTTGTCGAACTTGATATTGTGGGCAACCACAAGGTCAGCGGCGGCGAGCATGTCCCTGAACGGAAGCACGGCGCTTTCAAGCAGCACGCCGCACTCTTCGGCCTTCTGAGTTGTGATCTTGTGGACGGCGGCAGCGCCTTCCGGGATTTCCCACTCGCCGTTGGGTGTGATGATCAGATCGAGCGCCGCGATGTCTTCGCGGGTGTCGAGATCGACCAGCAACGCGCCTAGCTGAACCAGGTTTGGCTGAGCTGGACTAACTGATGGTTTGGACCAGCTAACTATGCCTGTCGTTTCCGTATCAAACACCAGCATTTTCATAGACTTATGCCTTTCTATCTCTCTTGTTAACTGAAACTTAACTACTTTCCTTAACCGTGTCAAGAAAAATAGCACGCCACGTGACAATTTTAATGACACGATGCCCAATCTTTTCCGATCTTGGAGTCGGCCTCCACCGGAGCGGCATAATTAAACCACTCACCAGCAGCTATAGCCGCTTCCTCACACAGTTTTGCAGCGTGCTCGGCGATCTCTTTCGTGCGGCAAGCCGCTTGAACCTCGTCATGAATCCAGGCCATGAGGCCCCAATCACTACCGAACACATAACCGGCCTCTTCCATAGCATCGTAGAACATGACTACCCACAACTTCGCGATCAGCGCAGCGTCGGATTGAAGTTGCAGGTTCAAGGCGGCGTGACGGGAGCGGACCCAGAGTTTGCGCCCGTCGAGGCCGATCATAAAGCCCTTTTCAGCCTGATTCCCAACTTGGTTTAGCAGATCGCCAAAAGCTGGGATGCCAGTCTTTAGATTTTCCTTCAACCGCTTACCGCGCGCTCGCATTTCGCCTTCTGGCGCGGTCGGCGGTAGGACGATGGAGCCGATCTTCAGGTCTCCGCCGCCATACATGGTGTTGCCGGTGATGGTGATCGTCTGCCCCTGGCGCATCACCCACGAGCTATTGATAGTGCTAATGCACCACACCGGCTGACGTGGATGCTCAATCTTCTCAAGACGCTGACCAGTTACGAAGGCCTTTTTACCAAGATAGACATTCCACATTGGATTCTTTGAGTGTCGCCCGGCAGAGATATGAATCGCCTTATCATGGACAAGGTAGGACGCAACAAACAAAGCTTCGGCAATGTCGTTTTGAAGTTGATTCCACTTCCACTGTCCTTCTCGTCCATGATGCCCGTCCGCCAGAAGGAATCCGGTAAGGAACGCCTCACGCTGGGGGTGCGTCATAGCAAGGACGTGAGATGTCCAGTCGGTCCCATACTTTGACTCTGTGTGCAGGTTTTCACACACTGCTTCGTTGTCGCAGGCCATTGGGGCGTTCTTAATAATCAGATGCTCTGACGTAATCTCGTCAGTGGTAGCTACAATCTCTTCGTAGTAACGCCCACCACGCCCTCCACCTCGTCTCTTCTTAGTGAACCAACGATGATTTGGCGTGGAGAGAACTGAGAATCCTTTACTGGTTTTCATTTCAATCACCGGAGCGTCTTCATAATAGACCTTCTCCAGCACTGGTTGCCATTCCTTAACGTGTTTCTGCGCATTGTAGGTCAGCACCATGTCACCGACGTTTAGTTCGTCATAGTGCTTCCAGCCACTCTTCGTAAGGGCTTGTGTATCCATCGGAACACAGGCGTAAAGGCAGGTCTTAGCCGTGTCGCGGCTGTCAACCTGAAAGGCAATTTGGTTCTTGGTGTGAGGGTCGCCGTGGAGGACTTCCCTGACGTATTCTCCACCATCAAACTTGGCGAGGCGCGCAGCCAGGCAACGCAGCTCGATGCCCTTCAAGTCGCAGCCCATCTGCCACCAGCCAGGCGGGCAGGAGAACAGTGAGCGACACTCAAAACCATACTTACCGGAGCGACCATAAAGGATGGTCTTTTTCTTCGGCGTGCCGTCCTCGTTTAGCGCCCAGGGATAAGGCTTTCCGGTTCTCTTATCAATCACCTTTTTGTTGAAGGTGCCGTCGTCGTTCAACACCTTCACGGATTGAACCTTTGGCACCTGCGCGATGTTTGGTGACAGATGCGACGCACGCCCGGAGATCGTGCCACCGACGTTGGTGTAGGGATGGATGATCCCGTCAGCATCAACCAACTTGAGCCATGCGTTCGCACCATTGGCGAGTTGCCCGAGCAACTTATTCAGGAAGAACAGCTCGGCAAGGTCATTGCAAATTGCCCAGGATTGTCCCAGATTACACAGAACGTCGTCATCGACTGTTGGTGTGTCATTATCGGTAAAGTCTACAGGAACCCAGTTGTAGACGGTTTCCAAGCGGTCGATAATTTGTGTGCGCGAACCTGGATTGAATTCTTTCAGCGTGACTTTGCAGAACGGTGCGTCTGGCGTCTGTTCAGTTGGGCACAACACACCCTTGGTGATGGTGGCCTTACGTTTGTAAACGTCGACTTCCGCCCACACCTTGCGAGAGTCATCTTCTCCGGCCCAGGTGCGGGGCTCGCCCTTGTAGCGTTTGCCTGGCGCGAACCACTTGCCGAAGTGAGCAACGCATTCGGCGCGCAGCTTTTTGTAATCCTCTTCGACGGTCTCCTGCAAGCGCAGCGCCGACGCGATGTCGAAGTGGAAACCGAAGTTTTCCTGCAGCGACATGATATGATGGATGCGGTGCTCAAGACGCATGGCGTCCTCAGACCACCGGCGCTCACATAATTGCTCCCAAAGTTTTGTGGTGACTTCGACGTCCTGCTCACAGTAGTCGCCCATTTCGTCGGTGTAGGTGCCCCACACGAAGTCGACCAGGTCGTCACCGACCAGCCCGAGAGCTTTACCCTCTTCGGCTTTGTTCTTGCCGTAGTCGCCCTTCCACAAATTCATGCGGTGGCCCCAGGCTTCCAACGTATGCACGCCGATCAGCTGTCCGGGATATTGCCCGCGCTTCCATTGCTTGAGGTCTTTGTCTTTGATGTTAGAGTGCTGCATGCGCGAGATCACGAGCGTGTCGCGGATCACAGCGGTGGGATACCACCAGGGATAGACTTTTTCGAGCGCAGGGACGTCGAATGAAATGATGTTTTGGCCGACGATGATGTCACAACTATTCAGGAGGGCCAGCCCTTTACCCATATCATCAGGCAAAAAACGCTGGACTGGCCCCCGCACGCCGTCCTCGAGTATGCGGATGCACAAGACGTGAATCTTGGTCAGCTTTACAAGCAGCCCATTCGTTTCACAGTCAAAAATGCCTATCCGCATATCGAGTTTCACTTCCCTAGTATTGCCACATGAACGCGGCTGACCCCAACTCCAATCATCCCGAGCCGCGCCGCAGCTCCCCTGGAGAGGTCGAGAGATCGTCCCGTCCACAAAGACGGACCGCGATCAGTAACCCGGACTACGACCGACTTGCTTCCCCTGGACACCAGGAGCCTTGTTCCGAAAGGTAACTTCCGGTGAGCGGCGGTTAGTCCCCATTGATTAAAGCGTTCTCCGTTGGCTGTATGAGAATTCGGCTCATACTTTTTTGGACCACCACCGTAGAAGCTTGCCACCACATACCCGAGTGTCTTGGGATGCTCTGCCACTTTGTGACCCACCGGGTGACCTTGCAGCGTTACGAAGAAATCCCAAGCTTTGCTTGGCGTTGCGCACAGCGCTAAAGTCAAGCCGAGTAACGAAACACGCACATATTTTCCAAAGTTCATCCGGTCTCCTTCCGGTTACGTCCCTCCAAAAATATTGGAGCCATCCGGTGCTCCGTAATACTCGGGCAAGTCTCGCCCGATTAGCACAGACACCGTTTCTATAGGAGCAGCACCTTCATGAAAGTGTCGCTCGATCATGCTCATATTATTGCGCATGAGGTTCGCAGCTTCCCATTCGTCAATCTTGAGACGTAGCAGGAAGATCGCCTGAATAGCGGCGATAAAATCCGGGAGGTTCATTCGTAATCCTCTTCATCATAGTAAGGTCGCGCGCTGTTATAGTGCGAGTGGCGACAATTCAGATCGGAATCAACTACGTCGGAAGGCGCTCTACCTTCCAGCCAGTCTGTCTTGAACTTGTCATGGTCCGAAGTATATTCGCGGGCGTCAGCTGGAGACCAACCAAGACCATCAACCAGATAGTGGATCATCTCTCCAATATATTCGTGGAGTGACTGATCGTATCTCGCGTGCAGATGCCGCGACGTTAACCGTGCCATGTCAGGAATCCTATCCAGCGCGCGATGCATAAATGAGGCGCGGGCCGCCTTGCCTCTTCACCTGCGCTGCCGGTTCATAGACATACCAGGCATATTGATGACGCGGAGAACCTGTGCTGCCCTTGACCCAGCGCGGTCGCCACGTCAGGACGATCTTCGCTGAAAACTCTGGGCAGTTCTTGAATAGATGGGTGCGTTCTTTGCCACTGCAATCCAGCTCGTTGCGCCCAAGCATGGCGACGAGACCCGTCTGCCCCGTGCGAAGATGCTGAACGCCGCGCGACATGAATTCGGTAACCAGCTTGCCGAACGGCGGGTTGGTTATGATGGCGTCACAGATGAAATCTGGCGCGTCATTGAGAAAGTCCATCTTCATTGCGGCTGGATGTAGCGGCTCGATGTCGGTGCCGACCACTTCGGCGAAATGTCTCTCCAGCACACCAGCCATTTCCCAATCACCGCAGGCACACTCCCATATCGTGTCGCTCTTTGTGAGGAAACCTTCGCGCAACAGCACCGACGCCAGAGCATTCGTCACGCCGTGATCGATGGTTGCGTAAAAATCTCGCTCGGCGCGGATATACTTAGACGTTCCGAGCATTGCGGGATCGGAATGCATCAGAGGATTCCCTTGACGTGGAGAAAATTGAACAGCCGCCTCACATAGTAAGTGCGGATGATGGAGATCACCGTATAGATGGCGATCAAAGAAACTTGTGTTGACTGAGGCACATGAATGCCAAACAACGGGAAGATAATCATCTGGGAAAGCCAGGATATAACGAATCCGATGACCATCCCAATAATCACTTCATACATGGAATGTTTTGCACTTTGCACTTGACTTCTTTCTTTTACACATGCTGTTTTTGATGACAACACCCTACCCCAAGTCAGGAATATTGTCAAGATCAATCGAGCGCCATTTCGATTATCCGCATCCTTTTTAGCAGGCGCAGGATCATGGTGTCGTCGAGCGAGCCTTCGACACAAAGGTGGTGAGCCCAGACCGCATCATGGATTTCACTGCCTATCCGGTGACAATTATGAACCACGTGAAGACCGGCAACGAAGGAATTATCTTCAGAAACCGTGATGTCGTAGACTGGAATGCTCTTTCCAGCCACCTTTTGAGGAATTTCTGTGAGGACAGATTTTACCTTGAAACGGACATAATCTGGTGACAAGCGCGAATCTGCTCCGCCTGTGGTAGAAATAGAACCTATCCAATGACCATTATTGTGGGAGTTATTCTTTACTTGTCGAAGTGTTGGAGCGTATCCAAGCGCAGCGTGAAGCATCACCGTCTCATGTGCTAACCTCTCTGAGACTGTGGTCCATTCGTGTGTAGTGTCAGTCTCATGTCCATCACCACCTTTATAACCATTTAGCAGTATTTCTGCTTGATAAGAATTTAACTGCCATACCCAATGAGGGAGCCTCTTGTTATGCGACCCATGTCCAAACCAATCGTAGAAAGTGCGCGCCAATTCTCCAGAATATCCTCTAAGTTCGATCCCTTTAGAATTTTTTGCTTGTCTTATGGTTGCCTTTATCCCATACAAAGAATTAAGCATTTCTATGTAGGATTCCAAAATTGGTCTCTCGTTTTCATGTGCTGCAATAGAAATAAAACGCCCTTTATCACTACCTACTGCCGAAAATCCCTCAGCGATATAACGACCACAAAATTCTAGGAACTGATTTGTAACTTGAAAAGTTTTTGGAAGATGCACAGCGCGCCCGTTGCGTTGAGTCTTTCCTAGATTATTGATGAAAATGTCAGAGATTCGTGTAGAATAATCTACCAAAATTTCTTTTAAAGGTTCATCAGGAAGTTTAAACACAGGAAGAAGCAGCCAATCACGCGGGCGCACATCCATAGCTTTGCACCAAGATACTCCGTTAATGGTTTCACGAAGAATCTCATGATCAGATGTAACATTGAGTTCTTCAGAATATCCCATACAGGATATGGTAGTGCGTAATTTGCGCCGGTCTCCACTCCATTTATCTATGACAGGTTTGAACGCACCTGTGTGTGTAAGAACCAAATCTCCACACTTGATGTCCTCAATAGGAATCATACCTTCAGACGTGAATATTTTTTGACCTTTAACGATGCAGCGATCCTCTGCCTGCAGCAGTTCATGAGGGACGAACACCAGCTCTGCGCTGACAAAGTGACAGGCGGCGGTCATCGTCCAGCCGGTGCCGGCGGCGGTGTATTGCCCAATCATTTCGCCGACGTTTGGGTCTTCCTGAAAGCGGTCCACCTGCGCCTGCCGGGTTCTCTCTGGGTGGCGCTTTGATTCCATTGGCGTCTTCCCGTAGATAACCGACGCATTGGGAAATGCTTTCGCCAGTCCCTCAATGACATCGGTGTGGTAAGCAAAAATTACCACCTTCTCGCCGGTCTCTCGCAGGTTCTGGACATATTCAATGACCATTGGCAGCTTGGCTATCGCCAAATCCTTGCGTGCGTTGGCAAGGCGCGTCAGCGGCATTTCGATTCGCTCGGCATCACCATCAACTGTCTTGGCGTAGGCCTCCCAAGTTGCAGGCTTGATCGACAAAATAGCCTTGGCGAGGTCTTCTTCGCCCATTTCCTTGCGGATGCCGATCATCTTCTCGTAGCAGTCGAGAAGGTCTGTCATCGCCTGTTTTTCTTTTTCTATAAGCGATTTAAGTCCATCCTGCGGGAGCGGAACGATCTGCCTGATCTTCTCCGGCAGCTGGGAAAGCACGTCGGCCTTGAGCCGGCGAATCATGAACCGCGCTTTCATTTTGCGGTTCAACTCCGCTAGCATTTCTGGCTTCGGGTCGCCATTGGGATTGAACTCGCCATAACTGTCGTAGTAACCGCCACAGTAGCGCTTGTGAAAATCATAATAGTCACGCCCAAGGTCATAAGGGTCGGCTGCCGCGACTGACGTCCACAAGTCCCCGGTGCGCGAGGCGAGCGGCGTCCCTGACAGCATCAGCAGCCGGTGTGTTGCCAGTGGCTCGATGCGGTTTTTGACGGTCTTTAGTTTGACCTTTCTCTTCTCGACGCCGCCATGGATTTCCTTGGTTCTCTTGGCGTCTTTATTTTTTGCATAGTGGTGTTCATCACATATCGTCAGGTCCCAGGTGCCGGCGCGGATGGCGTCGCGGTGCTTGTGCAGGACGTCGTAGTTGACAATCACTATATTGGAGCTTGGGAAGTTAGGCCCGTTTGCAACTTCAATCGATAACTCTTTGTTAACCAACCACTTTGCGGCTTCCTTATACCAGTTCCTTTTAAGTGTTGCTGGCGGAATTATTAGCACGTTCTCAATCTGAGGCAGCGAATTGATGACGCCAAGCGCCTGAATTGTGTTGTGGGTTAGGATGAAGTCTTCGGTAACATAAAGGTTACCAGGCCCATCAACCGCGATGCACCGCACCAGCGCACTGCCTACCGGCTCGACGCCTGTAACGATGCGCTGGGGGACGCCAGGCTCATATTTGCGCAGGTTGGCGTTCAGGTGCTTGAAGCGCAACCTCCCTCCTATGACGCTTTTGAAAGTTCCGTGCGGCAAGTAGATTCGGAAACGCAACTGCCGGTAGCGCCGCTCTACATAAGCTAAGCCGCCAAGCTGGCGAACGCAGGCGACGATAACATCTCGAATGTCAGGCGCTGCCTGGTTGTTTATGAAGTCAAGGCGAATATGGTTGTCGTCGCCTCGCACTCTTCCTATGGTTGCAATTATACCACGAAGGAAGTCAACGGCTTGGTGCGGAGCACACAGCTGATATTCGCGGATCGTGTAGCCGAGGTCATCTGAATAAGCCCGGCTTTTGAGCCTGGTCGCTCCGTGGACGCTGGCAATGTCGGTGCCTGCGATCAGAGGGTCTACGCTAAAGCACTTTGAGCGCAGCTGCGCTGGAGAGGCGAGCGTAGGGATCGCCACTGTGTCGCCGCCGTGGACCAAGGCGCTCAGCGCCAGAGTGTCAATCACTTCCTGGCTGTCATAATCACCCTCGGCATAGATGCACCAAAGGTGCCCGGAGTCGCATAAGACGGTCGCCCCATCATCAAAGGTGACGCGATATACCGGCAGCACGCCGCGATCATAGACGCCTTTTACAGGGATCGGCCCGCCGTGCCACCCAATTACCCGGTCTCCGACTTCCAAATCGCCGATGGTTGCCCAACCCTTCGGCGTCAGGACGCAGGTCGAAAGCGGGTGCCCCTTCCCGAGCCCTGGCTGGTCGGCGATCAGCGCCTTTGGGCGATCTCGACCGAAGGCTATGCCCTCTTCCTGGAATGGCAGATATTCGAGCCCAGGAGGCACAGGGATAGAGTTTCCGACGCCCAAGGTAGTCCTGGCGCGGGTGGTCATATTATCGAGCCCCAGCCCCGCCGCTACGAGCGGGTTGCTGGTCGCCCAACGCCGCTCGACCGGGTCCCATTGGAACCCGGCCTTGCGAACGATAAGCCGTTCTTCGAAGGTGCAGCGGGCGACATAGACGTCGCCAACATAATCAACTTGCATCAGCGCGCATTCAACGCGTCAAGCCACCCCTGGATCGTTGTTCTCGCAATCCCGGTCGCCGCAGAAAAGCCGCGCTGACCCTTCTCCTGAACACCCTTGAGTAGTTGCTTCGCAGAGACGGACTTACCGTCTTTGGTCACGAACTTGGTTTCACCCTTGGACTTGGTGACGAAGGTCTGCTCTTTCTTGGCCTCAATAACCTCTTCGGTCTCTACCGGAGCCTGGGTGGCGACCTTAGACGACGCCCCGACAGACACTTCTGAGATCGCTCCAAGGCCGGCCTCCCGCTCCAGCAGATCACCCTCGGGTGAATTGACCACCGCGAATGAGACGAAGTCATGAAGCGCAGCGCCGCCGAACACTTCGGCGTAGACGAATAGCTTGCGGCAGCGCATCTTGCCGTCAGACCCATCGGCGCGATAATAGATGATGTCCGCCGGGTTCACCTTGACCAGGAAGAACTTGTCCACGCCACTGTTGCCGTAGCTGCTCACGTAGTTGCGACCGCCGAAGTGAAGTCCAGAGCCACACTGCGTATATTCGTTAGGATCATAATCCGTGACGTGGAGATAATCGCCGATGCGGTATTGCACCGTGCCAGTGTGCTTGTCGAAGCCGTCCGGTCTTGTCGCCTTGAACGCCAGGACGTCGCCATCCTCGGTGATCGGCAGCTTGTTGGCGTTGATGAAGTCGAAGAGCACGTCAACCCCGTCAGCACTCTTGTTCGAGATCGCCTTGAGGAAAAAGTTGCGCAGGGGACCAATATCGAAGCCATTGATGTAATGATTGAGGATCATGTCGGCGAGTTTCGTGTGGACGAGTTCCCCGTTGTAGAAGACGCCGACCATTTCCATACCGGTCTTTTTGATGCGGATTTCGAAACCGCCCTTTTTGGCGTAGCTCTCAACGGCAACGGCTGGTGTCAGAACAGCTTTGATTTCCTCATGCGAAGCACCATTACGCAGAAGCCAAACCAGTTCATTGTAGTTTATGGCGTCAGCCGGAAGAATGGTGGTCTCGCCGTCGATGGTGATGGAAAGGCATTCACCCTCCGTAATGACGGCAGTCAAACGAGAATCTGTCATCTTTTTTCTCCTAGCTGTGTTGGTTTAAGT